CGTTTCTGGATGCAGACTTTACAGTGACGGATCGCCGTTATATTGGACATGAGGATGACACGGACTACCATCATTATGCCATTGATGTGGCAAAAGAATATGAATTACAGGAGGTTTGATTATGGCAACGATAGGACTTGACCGTCTCTATTATGCTCCCATTACAGAGGACGAAAACGGAGACGAAACCTACGGTACGCCCGTTATGCTGGCAAAGGCAATCTCCGCAGAGCTATCCATTGAGCTTGCGGAAGCTACCCTTTACGCTGATGACGGAGCGGCAGAGATTATAAAAGAATTCAAAAACGGAACACTCTCCCTTGGTGTGGATGACATTGGACGTAAAGCTGCTGAGAGTCTCACAGGAGCAACTACAGATGATAATGGTGTACTTATTTCAGCTAGTGAGGATGGAGGAAGCCCTGTTGCTATCGGTTTTCGAGCGAAAAAGGCAAATGGACATTACCGCTACTTCTGGCTATACAGGGTAAAGTTTGGTGTTCCTTCAACCAACCTGGCTACAAAGGGAGATTCTATCACTTTTTCTACACCAACCATTGAGGGAACTGTATCGCGCAGAAATAAATTAGATGGAAATGGTAATCATCCGTGGAAAGCGGAGGTCAATGAAGATGATGAAGGAGTTTTACCAGCTACTATCAGTGGTTGGTATACGGAAGTCTATGAACCTGTTTTTGCTGTTTCTGGCGGAGGTGAATAAGGATGGATAACGATAGAAGTGCAACGATAAATATTGGCGGACAGCAACATGAGCTTATCCTCACGACCAAAGCTACAAAAGAAATCGCCCGTCGCTATGGTGGTTTGGAAAATCTGGGAGACAAATTGCTGAAATCCGAAAACTTTGAGATGGCTTTGGATGAGATAATATGGCTTATTACTCTCTTGGCAAACCAATCCATTCTCATTCACAATCTTAAAAATAAAGAAGCTCCAAAGGATGTGTTGACCGAGGATGAGGTGGAACTGCTCACCTCACCACTAGAACTTGCAACATATAAAAGTGCCATTACAGAAGCTATGTTCAAAGGAACAAAGAGAAATATTGAAAGTGAAGATAACTCAAAAAACACCGAGGCCGAGTAAGTGATGATGAATTGTTTACTCGGCTTCTTTATTACGGAACAGTGCATCTGAACCGTACTGAGGAAGAAACATGGCTCACACCATTGGGGCTTCTCATGGACTTGTGGGATTGTCATCGCCAGTTCTTGGGGCTTGCTAGCCGGAAGCGAGAACTCTTCATTGAGGATATTATTCCCGAAGGATTGAATTAGAAAGGAGGGCATTAACGTATGTCTGATAATTTTGGCTTAAAGATTGGCATTGAGGGAGAAAAAGAGTTTAAGAATGCCCTTCGTGATATCAATCAATCCTTTAAGGTTCTAGGTAGTGAGATGAAACTCGTGTCCTCGGAATTTGATAGAAATGATAAAAGTGTTCAGGCGATAACCGCTCGAAATGAAGTTTTGAACAAAGCCATTGAAGCACAGAAGGATAAAATCTCTACACTGGAAGCCGCTCTAAAAAATGCTTCTGAGAGCTTTGGCGAGAACGATAGACGTACACAAAATTGGGCTATTCAGCTGAATAATGCAAAAGCCCAACTTAATGATATGGAACGAGAACTAGAAGAGACAGCTGATGAAGCAGATGATCTTGGAGAGGAACTTGAGGATACAGGTAATATTGCAGATGAGACTGGTAGCAAGTTTGAGAAGCTGGGCGGTGTCCTTAAAGGTATCGGTGTGGCGATGGGTACAGTTGCTGTTGCCGCAGGAGCTGCTGCGATTAAGCTTGGTAAAGAGGTAGTTGCTCAGTTCGGAGAGTTAGAACAGAACCTCGGTGGATCTGAGGCAGTATTCGGTCAATATGCCGCATCAATTCAAAAAGCTGGTGAAGAGGCTTACAAAAATCTCGGTGTTTCCCAAAGTGAGTATCTTGCTACGGCAAACAAAATGGGTGCATTGTTCCAAGGCTCTGGCATAGAACAGCGCAAAAGTCTTGAACTGACAGAAAAAGCTATGCAACGAGCAGCGGATATGGCATCTGTAATGGGTATTGATATGCAAGTGGCACTGGACTCAGTAGCAGGAGCAGCAAAGGGTAATTTCACCATGATGGATAACCTTGGTGTTGCTATGAATGCTACCAATATCGAGGCCTATGCACTGGCAAAAGGCCTCGATTTCACTTGGAATACAGCTACACAAGCAGAAAAAGCTGAAGTCGCAATGCAAATGTTCTTTGAAAACACAGAGCAATATGCAGGGAACTTTGCACGAGAGTCAACAGAAACCGTCACAGGTTCGCTTGGTTTACTCCAAGCCGCACTCGGCTCGTTTACAGCAGGACTTGGCAATGCTGATGCAGATATGACGAATTTGACACAGAATCTTGTAGATGCATTTCAATCGGTTGTTGCTAATATTGTCCCAGTTTTAGAGAATATCGTAACTGCATTACCTACGGCAACAGGTGCGATATTATCAGCTGTGGGAGACTTGCTTCCTATGCTTCTGAGGACTGTTACGGAACTGTTTTCTCAAGTACTGGGGGCAATTCTGAGTCTTTTACCAGAACTCATACCAGCCACTGTTGAAGCTGTAATGACGATTGTTGGGGCATTGATTGATAATCTTCCACTCCTAATTAATGCTGCAGTGGAACTGGTCACTGCACTTGTAGAAGGCATCGGGTTGGCTTTACCAAAACTCATACCAGCAACAGTTCTTGCTGTAACACAGATTGTACAAGGATTAACTGACAACTTGCCAATGGTACTGGAGGCAGCCTTTCAGCTTATTATGGGGCTTGCTCAAGGTCTAGTTGACGCTATTCCGCAGTTAATTGCCGCATTACCAGCCATCATTACCGCTTTAGTTGACTTTATTATTGGTGCCATTCCGCAGATTATCGATGCAGGTATACAGCTTTTGGTGTCACTAGTTGAAGCATTGCCGGAAATCATTGCAGCAATAGTTGCTGCAATCCCACAGATAATTGATGGTTTAGTTAAGGCGATACTTAGCTCAATCCCCCAAATAATTGATGCCGGGGTGAATCTGTTGATTGCCTTAATTCAAAATTTACCACTCATCATCACTACTGTGGTGGCGGCGATACCTAAGATTATTACCTCGCTTGTCAATGCAATTATTGGCAGCATCCCACAGATAATTCAGGCGGGTATCCAACTTTTAGTATCACTGATTAAAAACCTACCTACTATTATCGTAGAAGTTGTCAAAGCTGTCCCACAGATAATCGTAGCTTTAGTTAAGGGTTTTACGGGTTCAATTGGGCAGATGGCTCAAGTTGGTGGCAATCTTATCAAAGGTCTATGGCAAGGGATCTCTGATGCGGGAGCATGGCTCTGGGGGAAAATATCTGGTTTCTTTGGTGGTGTGGTGGATAAAATCAAAAACTTCTTTGGTATTCGTTCACCTTCTGCACTTTTTGCAGGACTTGGTGACAATATGGCACAAGGGCTTGGTCAAGGTTTTGAGAAGACGATGGCGCAGGTTGGTGAGGATATGCAAAATGCTATCCCCACAGACTTTAGCACACCAGGTATAAACCTTAGAAGTTCTATCAATGGGTCAGTCGGTACTGGGGGTTTTGGTGGTTCGCTTATCACCATACAGCAGATGATAGTTCGATCCGAGGACGATATCCGCAGGATTTCACAGGAACTGTATAACTTGATGGAAACCGGATCGAGGGCACAAGGACGATTCAATCCCGCTTAAGGAAGGAGGATGAAAATGGGGTTCACATTTAACGGCATATCATCGCAATCAATGAATATAAATGCTAGGCTTACAAACTGGCAAGCATCGCCCTCATTGAGAAACTCCTTTGTAACGATACCTGGCAAGCCTGGTATTGCTGACTTTGGTAGCGATAGTGCAGAGAAAATAATCACAGTTCATTGTAATGTCTACCCACAATATAAATTTTCTAAATTGGTATCTGTTATGGATAACCTTGCTGATTGGCTGAATCCTGAACGTGGGGTGCAACAACTTGTGTTGGACGATGTACCTGACCGTTATTTCATTGCCCGTCTGTCAGAAGCAGTAGACTGTGACAGACTCATTCTTTCAGCCGGTGCATTTGATTTGAAATTTGTTTGCCCAGATCCCCATGCCTACGCTTTAACGGATGAAACCTATACCATAACAGCCGAGGGAGAAAATATCGTTACAAGGCTAAAAGGCAATGCCGACTCCGAACCAGTGTATTTGATAAAAGGAATAATTCCTTCAGGAACAAACACATATGTTTCCATTCAGACTAACAATGAAGAAATACGTGTTATTGGTCCTTTGTATGATGGTGAAACATTAATAATTGATACAGGAAAGGTCACAGCAAAGGTCGTTGATACTAGTGGTGAGACACTACGTAACGGCCTACCGCTTATGCAAGAACTTAATTTTCCTGTGCTTCGTAAGGGTAACAATACTGTGACGATTACTCCTGTAGGGGCGGATTTTATGGAGCTTAAAATACAAGCAAAAAGCCGATGGAGGTGATGTAAATGGCAATTAAATCAATATTGACATCACAAACTGACTTTACGGGTGAGTTTCCTGTAAGCGAGAATACACTTGCTCTTTGGCGATTCAATGAGTCTGGACCCGACTCCGATGTTAAACTTGTCGATGCGAGTGGTCATGGTCGGCACATCGCTATATCGGGCTGGTCTGGCACATCGGCAAGTCTCCCAAATGGTCGCTATGGACGTTTTTTTCGCCAGAATATTGTTAATCCGACATCAGAGAAAACCTACTTGATTGCAAAGAATGATGGTACATTTTTCTCCAATTTAGGCGATAAAATCGCAGTAGGTGGATGGATAAACCCAACTACCTACTCTGTAGGACAGACATTTATTCCGCTGTTTAATACAAGACAAGGTCCGGGTCAACCTATTCTATACTTGTCCCTGTACCAAGGCAGACCTCGAATGATGTTATATAACTCTTCTGGTTCACTGATCCTCGACCAGAGTGAAACACCAAGTTTTAACATGGTTAATGGTGGATGGTACTTTATTGCAGCAATTATTGAAGTGAATGCCAAGGCATCGCAGTTTATTCTATGTAACCGAGCAGACGGAACGGTCTGGATTGCACCCAAACGGACATTCACGGGAACATTAAATCCATCTTGTACAGCAGATATTGTGATTGGAATGCATGCAAATCAGTATTATTATGCAGGTGGATTTGATGATTGGTTTATCGAAGTGAATTCACAGCTTACAATTGAGGATTTAGAACGCCATTTCAAAC